TGCGATGCATAACGAGATTTTACGCGATACAAAACGGAGCCAAAAATGAACGCTGCACAACATGACAAATTCGTGCCGATCACGCCGCCGGGCGCGATCGTCGATAACGCCAGCTTGACGACTGCGACCATTGACACTGCCGGATTCGCTTACTTGCGAGTGATGGTGGTGCTCGGGGCGACCGACATCGCCATGACAGCGCTCAAGCTGCAAGAATCCGACAACTCGGGCATGAGCGGAGCGGCCGACATCACCGGGCTTATTTACGGCACGTCTGCCGGCATCGCTGGCACGACAAGTGCCTTGCCAACAGCCGACGACGACGACAAATGTTTCACGTTCGAGGTCGACTTGAGGGGCCGCAAACGATACATCGATCTTGTTGCCACCGTCGGCAATGGATCGGCCGGCACGTACATCACCGCGTTCGCCTTGCTGTCTCGGGCGTCTGATTGCCCGGTGAGTGCGTCGGAACGCGGTTACGGCAACATTCTGCGAGTGTAAGCCACCATGACAACTGGCGAGCGAAAAGCGATCCGCGTGGGTGCGCCGGCGTTCGAGCCGATCACCCTCGCGGAAGCCAAGAAGCATCTCGAGCTAGCCGACGACGACAACGCGCACGACGCTCATTTGCTGCGGCTTATCACCGCCGCCCGTGAGCAGGTCGAGCACGATTGTAGCGTTGTGCTGGCAACGGGTAGCTTCACGCTGACGCTCGACGACTTTCCGGGCGAGACGGAGATTTATCTTCCCGTCCGCCCGGTGACATCCATCACGAGCATCGTTTACACGCTCGAAAATGGCTCGACGGCTACGATGTCGGCGTCGGAATATTTGCTCGACAACAACGAACCGGAGCCGGAAATAACGCTGGCGTATCTTGCCGACTGGCCAACCGCCAGAGGCGAGCCGAATAGCGTGACGATTACGTTTGTTGCAGGCTATGCGACGCAGGCAGCGATTCCGCAGGCCTATAAGCAAATGATGCTTGTCGATATCGCGAGACGATTTCAGGACCGCGAAGGGCTGGAGAAGATCGATGAGTCCATGGCGTATGAACGCATGGTTCGTCGCTATCAGCGAGTGAGCTACCCATAACATGGCCGCAAGAATGCCACGAATCGTGCCGCAGATGGTCCGCCTAGGCGGCATGCGGCAACGCGCGGACATCAAGCGGCCTGCAACCGCCATCGACAGTCGCGGCCAGATCACTGGCGCCGATGTTTCGCTCTCGATTGCATGGCCGTGCGAGATTCGCACATTGTCGGGCGTCGAGCTAATCAACGCTCGCCAGACCTACCCGACGGCGAGTCACGTTGTGCGCGGCTGGTGGCGACGCGGGACGGAAATCACCGTCCGCCATTACTTGCAGTGGGGCGACCGCCGGCTAAACATCGGACACATCACCGATCTTGGGCAGGATCGCGGGCTTATCGAGCTACTTTGCGCGGAGGCCGTTGATGGAAGTTAGCATCCAGATACAGGGAATCGAACAAGCCGTCCGCAAGTTGCAAAACGTCAAGAACGGCGTTCGTCGCCGAGTGCTTAGGCGTGCCAATGTTGCAGCGGCGCGGCCGATTCGAGCGACCGCGAAAAAGACCAGTGTGTTCATTGACCGATCGGGATTATTGCGGCGTTCGCTGGTGCTCAAAACGAAGACCTATCAAAGCGGCGTCGTCGTGAGCGTTGTCGGCGCCGATCGCAACGTGCAGGGCACATGGCGAGGGCGTCGGCGAGTGCCTGCCAACTATTTGCATCTGGTCGAGTCTGGCCATCGCATTGCGGTGAGTACTCGCACCGGCGCATCCATGGCGGACAACGTGCTGCTGCGACGCGGCAAGCGGTTCCTGCGAGCAGGCCAGACGGAGGCGGTTATTGCGGGCATGGTGCGGCCGCGACGATTTATCGGACCGGCAGGCGAGCAAAATGTATCGGCGTCTCTAGCGAAATTCCGCGAGACGTTTGCCCGTGGCGCGGAAGCGGAGGCGGCGAAGTAATGCCAGACGTCGCCGAAAGACTGCGGACATTTCTAATCGCGGGCGCGAGCGTCACCGCGATCGTCGGCCAGCGTGTTCATCAAAACATGGTGCCGGAATCGAGTGCGCCGCCCTATCTGTGGTTTCGCCGCTCGCGGACCGACGAACCGCGTACGCTCGATGGTGGCTCGCCATCGGGCTATGAGCAGTTTTTCGACATTGAGTGCGTGAGCGAGGACCTAAGCGAAGCGCAAACGCTAGCCTACGCCGTCCGCGACCGATTGAACAACTATCGCGGATCGTTCGCGGATTCGACCGTCAAAGGCATCTTCGTCGAAGACCACTCGGACGACTATGTACCTCGCAGTGTAAGTAGTGATGACGTGGCGCATGTCGCCGCTCTTTCCGTGCAGATCATTCCTTAGGAGCTTATGCCATGCCTACGCCAATCATCGGACTTGGGACGATTGTTACCGTCGATTCCAAGACGATCGACCTGATCGTCAATGCGAAGCCGCCCATGCGGGACCGCGAGCTTGTCGATATCACAACGCTCGATGCAACGCTGCAAACGTACATTCCCGGCATCGAAAAGCACAGCGAATTCACGTTTCGCTTGCTTCGCGACCCGGACGACACCGATCAAACTTCGCTCGATACGCTGTTCGGCAGCAAGGCGGTCAAGACGATCACCATCACCTACACGGACGCGACGCCGACCGTGCAGACCTTTAGCGGATTCGTCTCGAAGGTCGAGCCGAGTCAGATCGAACACAATCAACCCAACGCGTGGGATGTTACGATCCAGCGCACCTCGGCATTCACGTAAGGAGATAGCTAGGTGGCAAGCTACACAGTCAAGCGGCGTCGTGAGCGGTTTACTGACGCTGCGAGGGGTCTCGACTTTGAACTTGTCGAGGCCGGTGGCAAGAACGGGCTGGAAATCGCGAAGCGGATCATCGACGCACAGGCGGCTGGCAAAGGCGATCGAATCGAGGGCGGTCCCTTGCTCGACTTGTTCGCGTTCGTGCTGTCTGTGTCGATCGTGGATGATTCCGGGGCATGTCCGCTCGATAGCGACGAGGGGCGGCGCGAGATTGCCAGTTGGCCGCCGCTGGTGTTGATGGCTGCCGGTCAGGCTGCCATGAACGTCAACGGGGCGGGCGAGCCGGCAAAAAACTGACAGAGGGCGAGCGGTGGGCGTATCGTCTCGCTCTCGCCCTGGGAATCGAGCATCCCGACATGATCGGCGATCGCCTGTCGGCATCGCAGATTGACGGATGGCGTCGCTACTGGTCGCAGGAGCCATGGGGCGACGTGCGGGCCGATATGCGGCACGAGGCGTACGCGCAGCGGCACCTACACGGCGTCGAGGGCGTTAGCGGGGTTTGGCCGCACTGGCCGCGAGAAGAGTCGCCGGAAGAGATCGCCGACAAGCTAGCCAAGGCCAAGGCCACGAGACTGGAGACGCTCAAGAATGGCGCTTAACGCTGGCAAAATGTCGTTTGTTGTGTCGGCGTCTGCCGGCCAACTATTCGCCGGACTCAATCAGGCGTCGGCCGCCGTGCGTTCGTTCGGCTCGGTCGCCGGCCAGGTCGCGGCGTCTGTCGGTGCGGCGTTCGGTGGGTTGTCGGCGGTTGGTGTCGGCCAATGGGCACTGGGGCTAGCCGCCAATCTGCAAAAGACGCAGCAGCAGTTCGGCATTTTGATCGGCAATTCGCAGCAGGCAGCGAGCGTCCTTTCTCAGCTTCGAGAGTTTGACATCGTGTCGCCCCTCGGGCTGCAAGCACTGCTCGATGCGTCGCGCACGCTTCTCGGCTTTGGCATGTCTGCCCAGCAGGTTGTCCCGGTCGTCAAAATGCTCGGTGATGTCTCGATGGGAAACCAAGAGCGGTTTGCGGGGCTCGCGCTCGCCATGGGGCAGGTGGCAGCGGCCGGCCGCATGACTGGGCAGGACTTGTTACAGTTCATCAATGCCGGATTTAACCCATTGCAGGAAGTGGCCAAGCGAACAGGCGAGACGTTGACACAAGTCAAGGATCGCATGAGCGAAGGCGGCGTTTCGGCTGATGAAATCCGACAGGCGTTAGTCGATGCGACATCGGCAGGCGGGCGGTTCGCTGGCATGATCGAGGCGGCTGGCCAGACGGTTAGCGGGCGCTTCGATATGCTCAAGGGGCGTGTCGAGGCCATGGCAACTGCCATGGGCGAAACGATGCTGCCAGCGGCAATGGCGACCGTGCAAGCCATGGAAGGCATGGTCAACGTCATCGGGTCAATCGACGGTCGATCCGCACTTGCAGCCGCCCAGGTCATCGCATTCGCGGGCACGTTCGCTCTTGTGATTCGATACTCGGGAACCGTGGTCGCCGCCTTTCGTTCGATCGTCACCGCGATCCAAGCCATGACGACGGCGCAGGCGATTTTTCAAGCGTTCTCGGGGCCAAAGGGCTGGGCGCAATTAGCCATCGCAGCCGTCGCGGCGGCTGGTGCGGTCGTGGCAGTGGAGACGGCATTTAGTGGCGTCGCCGATCAAGCCACCAAGGCGACTCAGCAAAGCCAGCAAGCCATCCAAGCCACCACGGAGGCGGCCAAACAGGCTGCCAACGCAACAAAGGCCGCGACCGCTGGCGCGATCGACTACGCCGCGAAACTGACGGAGGCCGGTAAGAAATGGGACGGCGTTATTGATGGCGTGGCTCGACACAACGAACTGCTGCAACGCG